GACCACCTAATGCTGATCCAAGAGTAGGAGCTAAAGCTCCAACCATATTTTTTATTAAACCAAATTTCATAATTACCCCGCTAATGGATTTTTATCATTAATTTTTGCTTCTATTTTATCTACTTCTTTTTCTAAAGAACCAAGTTTAGATTTAATAGTTGCAATATCAGTTTTTAACTCAGAGTTATCTGGTATAACTATACCATCTAAAGATTTTTCTAAAAACTGTACTGATGTTTCTATAGATGCAAAGCGTTCTTCAATTACTTTTTGAGCTTTTTCAGTATCACCTATGCCGCCTATTTGAGCCTCTAGGTTATCTAGTCTATTAACATATTGAGCGCCTTGATAGCCGAAGCCAGCTAGCGTTGTAACAATACCAACAAGTGCTATAAGTTGAGTTGTTTTGTTTTCAAACCAATTCATTTCAGTCTCCTATAATGTTGGCTGTAGTTTTTTTAATTCAGTCAAAGTTTTTATACTTTGTCCTGCTAGGCCGTAAAAAGCCGCAGTATTATCTGAAAGGTTGCTATTAGTATAAATGCTTTTTGACTCATACCAAAATTCTTTTTCAGGTATGTAAGCAGTTCTGTAATTATTGAAACCTGGCAAAAACCCCATAACCGCTATAATAGCGTTTTCTGAACCATACTCGCCAGTTTCTTCTTGCTTTGCTGCAACTTGTTCTTGAGCTTTTTGTAGATTTTGAGCAATTATGTTTTTAACAATAGTTTTGTTTTCTGAATTAGCAGCAACAGATTCAATAGATGTGTCCATTTGAGTTTGAGTAGTTTCTGTTGTTATGCTTACAACAGCTATTTCGGTTGATACATTTTCTGTTGATATTGTTTCTGTTTCTACAACATTTGAATTAAAAGAGGTATCTGATACAGACATACTACTCATATCAAGAACTTGGTTAGTTTGAGCTGTTGAAGATGCAAATTGATCTGACATGCTAGGAGAGCTGCTTGTACTAAAACCAGCGTTAGATGAGTTACTTACGGCATTTCCAGAAGCTACGCTATTGCCTGTAGCATGAATAGAATTACCAGAATTAGTACCGCTAACACTTTGAGTTGCCGTTCTAATTGTAGATGCAATAACTTTAAGGGCTATTTCTCTGGTAATGGAGCTTTTGCCTTTTGTATTTTCTTTTTCAATTGCTTGAAACTCTTCTTTAAAAACCTCCTCCTCTATTATTTTTTCTTTTATTTCAGCCTCAGCCATACGTTCTTCTATAGCTTCAAACACCTCTTCAACCACCTCTTCTGAAAAAACTTCTTCTACAAAATTTTCCTGCGGTTCATCAAAATCAACAAGTTCTTCTTCATTTCTTTCTTCAAAAATTTCATTAGTTTCTTCATCAAACCATTCCTCTAATTCTTCTATTGTATCAAATTCAATAAATGTTTCTGGCTCTCTAAAATCTTCTACTAAAAGTGTTTCTTGAAAAATAAACTCTTCAATCATTAAATCTTCTATTGGAATAAAAATTTCTTCTTCTGATAATGGCAAAGAATCAACAAACACAAAAGGTTCAAAACTCTCTTCTTGAGAAAACATTTGTTCAAAAATTATCTCTTCCTCAAACACAAACTCTTCAAAAATTATCTCTTCTTCATAACCGTAATCTACGTTAGTATCATCAAAAAAAGCTACTGATTCTTCTTGTCTATACCCTGCACAAAAAGGAGCATATTGAGGATCGTCTTCACATTGCTGGTCATCGTATGCATCCCAATAGTTAGGACATGATTCACTATAAAGATCAGTTATATCGCATTGTTGAGATAAGTAAGTTTCTGCATAGTATGGGCATTCTTCAGAATAAAGTTGATTAATATCGCATTGCTGAGCTTGATAAGCTTGAGCATACCCTGAACAAGACTCTGAATATAATTGATTAATATCACATTGTTGGGTCTGATAAGCTTGAGCATATCCAGAGCAAGATTCAGAGTATAGCTGATCTATATCACATTGTTGAGTTTGATAGGCATCAGCATAACCTGGACAAGTAGTATCATTTAAAGGGTTGCTACAATCAAGACCGCTCCCAGATCCCCAGCCAAACAAAGAACCGCCATTTTCTAACGTGGTATTGATAGATGTTGCATTCCAATTTTTATTGACGCAAGAAGAAGAGTTGGTTGTACCTGTACTGCATTCGTCATGATAGTAATAAGTGTATGAATTATCTTTGTTAGCCCCAACCTCACCTATAAGAACATCATGATTAATAATATCAAGATGGCCATAACGAAGATCAAAAGAGTTATTGTTCCAAAGTATTATTTCAAAGCTGTTGTCTGTATTGCTTCTGTTATACTCCCTAAGATCATACCAACCAAATAT